ACGTAAAAAATAAACAAAATGCCAGAAAAAAATAAATTAACAGGAAGTGTAGACGAGTCTTCTTATATGAACCCTAAATCAGCAGGGTTAAAAGCTTTAGCTGAAAAAAACCCAGAGATAGAGTATGTAGGCAAAGCTAAAATGATGGATGTTAGAGCTAAAATGGCTATGCCAAAAATGATAGATGACAAAAACTTTCCAAAAATGGCTCAAGAAATAGCTGGAGCTTTAGTGCCTAAAATGGATCATGCTAAAATGTATAAGCCTGCTAAGTATCATGACGGACCTAAAATGTACGGTAAGCCTAAAATGTACGGTAAGAAAAAGTAATGGCAGCCAAAAGACCTACTTGGAAAGATTCTAAGTATGCTGATGCAAAAGGTAAGTTTAAAAGCTTATCACCTACAGCTTTAGCAACGTGGCTCATTAAATCTAGACGTGGAAACAAGCGGGCTATTATTGGTAGTTTAAACCAACAAATAGTATTTAATAGAAAGAAAAAACCTAGTTACGCTAAAAAAATGGTTACTACTAGAAATATAGTAAGTAAAAGGCTAGGTACTAAAAAGAAAAAATGAAAAAGCCAGGTAAAACATACAGAGGTGTTTTAAAAGCTAGAATAAGTAAGTTATATGGTGGAGATGTAACTATAGCTAAAGCTAAAAAGCTTAAAGCTAGAAAAACAGCAACGTCTAGAGATAAGCAGCTAGCTAATTGGTTTATTAATATGCATAAAAAAAAATAATATGAAAGTAAAAGCACCTAAAGGTTTTCACTGGATGAAGTCTGGTAAAGGCATGCCTAAGTTAATGAAAAATCCTGCTGGCGGATATAAGCCACATAAAGGAGCTAGTCAGTCTTTTAATTTTCCAATGCAGAAAGTACATAAGAAATAATGCCTGCCAAAAGAAAACCAGATCCTAAAAAAGGTACTGGTAAAAAACCAAAAGGTAGCGGCAGACGTTTATATACTGATGAAAACCCAAAAGATACAGTAAGTATTAAGTTTAAAACTCCTGCAGATGCTAGAGCTACTGTAGCTAAAGTAAAAAGAATTAAAAAACCATTTGCTAGAAAAATACAAATATTAACCGTATTAGAGCAGCGAGCTAAAGTTGCTGGTAAACCTCAACAAGCTGCAATAGCTAAAAAAGGTAAAGAAGCCATAAGAAAAAAACATAAAGCCAAAAAATAAACCTGGCACGGGTAAGTGCAAACCAAATAATAACAATTAAACCAAAAACTATGACGTTTTATTATCAGACTCAATCGTGGAGTAGTCAACCGCAAATTTCCGATGAAACCAAACAATTATGGGAGCATGTATCTAATAAAGCCAGTTGGCGTATAGTACAGTTGCCTAATGGATTTTATCAAACCGAGTACCAAGACCCTAAAAAAGAGACTTGGATCGACGTTACTCGTCGAGAAACTATTGAAGGCGCTGAGCAAGCAATTGACAGTTCAGTTGAGCATTACACAAAAAAGCTTGACTATTTAAAAGGACCTAAAGTAGTTAAAACATTTAAGTAGTATTTTTAATTTAATCTAATTTAATCTAATGCAAAACTCACAAGAAATAGTGAAGCATTTAAATTTTGGCAGCGATGCTCAAGATAAAGTGTTCACTGGTATTACTAAACTCACAAAAGCCGTTAGCTCTACACTTGGAGCTAGCGGTAAATGTGTTATCCTGGAAGACTTCATGGGAAGACCTATGATTACAAAAGATGGTGTTACTGTTGCTAACTCAGTAAACCTTCACGATCCAGTTGAAAACATAGGCGCTACACTTATAAAAGAAGCGGCTAGAAAAACAGTTAGCGAAGCAGGTGACGGTACAACAACAGCTACAGTTCTTGCTCAAGCTATATTAAAAGAAGCTAAAGACTATAAAGGATCTTTACGTGATATTAAAAATGACATTAATAAAGCATACGAGGAAACTATAAAGTATTTAGATAAAGTGTCTATACCTGTTGAAGGTGAAATGATAGATCAAGTAGCTGCAATATCTTCAAATAATGATAAAGAGCTTGGAGATATTATAGGTAAAGCATTTAAAAAAGTTGGTAAAAACGGTACGGTTTTTATGGACCCAGACGGTGCAGAAAAAACTAGCGTTGAAGTTGTGTCTGGTTCTCAGATAAATCAAGGCTTTGCAAATCCTAACTTTGTTACAGATGTTACTAAACAAAATGTTACACTAGAAAAACCTCTAGTATTATTAGTATCATCACCTATAACTACTGTAAGAAAAATACAAACAGTATTAGAATATGCAGTAACAAATAACAGAAGTATACTTATAATTGGTGAGCTTGAAAAACAACCAATGAGTGCTTTAGTTATGAATAAAATCAAAGGCAATATTAAAGCCAATGTAGTCGCACCTCCAGGATTTAACTTCTGGAAAAAAGACTTTTTAGATGATATTGCCGCGGTAACAGGTGCTACTCATATAAATGAAGAGTACGGAGATGATGTAGATTTAATTACACCAGATATGCTTGGTCAATGTGAAAGAGCTATATCTGATAGTAAATCAACTGTACTTAAAGTATCTAGCATACCTGATATTGCTAAAGAAAGAATTAAGACAATAGAAAATCAACTAAGTTCTAACGCGCCGAGTTTAAAAACCGAAAAACTACAAGAACGTTTAGGCGTTTTATCAGGAAATGTAGCGGTTATAACTGTGGGCGCAAACTCTGATGTAGAGTTAAAAGAAAAGAAAGATAGAGTTGATGACGCAATACACGCTACAAAAGCAGCTATAAAACAAGGTATAGTTTCAGGCGGTGGTGTTGCTCTTTTAAATGCTGCACAAAAGTTAAGTGGTAGTAATGAAGGTGAAAACATATTTATTAAAGCAATAAAATCACCATATCAAACTATACTTAACAATGCAGGTTTAGAAAACATACCTGAGCCTAGTAAAAAAGGTTGGGGCACAAATGTTGTTACTGGTAAATCAGCAAATATGATTAAGTCTGGAATTATAGATCCAGTGCTAGTAACTAAAACGGCTTTAAAAAATGCCGTGTCTGTAGCAACTACAATATTATCAACTGACTGTGTAATCAATAATATGAGAGAATAATGAAAGCAGTCGGATTATTTATAGTTGTAGAAGAAATAAAAGAAAAGCCTACTAAAACAAAAGGTGGTTTACTTTTAACAGATAAAATAAAAGAAGATATTAGATACCGCAAAGGTATTATTAAATCTGCTGGAAGTTTAGTCGAAGGTGTTAAAGATGGTGATAGTATATATTACGATAAACACGCAGGCTTTAACGTAGAGGTAGATGATAAAGTATTTTTAGTTATAAAACAGCATGACGTTGTTATAGTATTATGAGAAAGCTAGAAGCCAAAGATATTAAAGACATTGGCTTATTTAAACACTATCGCATAGTTAGAAAGTGGGCTTGTAAAAATAATAACTTAAATGATGCTGATCTAGAGCTTTTAATTTATTTTGATTGCATGGATCTTTTCACACGTCAAGACTTTTTAAACGGTACTTATACATATTCTTGGGATAAAAGAAGATGGCAAAGGTTAGTAAGAGAAGGTTGGATCGTTGTTTGGAGACATAAAAATAACACAACACAAAAATACAACTTGTACAAAACTTCGGTTAAGTGCAAGCTTTTAATAAACAAAATATATAGAATATTACTAGGTCAAGAAGATTTACCTACAAGCAAACAGCGTAATGTTATTATGCAAGGTAAAACATATAGTGACAAAGTAATGAAAAAAGCAATAGAACTAATTAATAAAGATAAAACTAGATAAAACAAAATTAAAATGGCATACGGAGATATTATAAACGATCCTTTTAAAGAAAGTAAAGAATATAGAGAAAAAAACGGCGTAGAAACCGTTAATAAAGCTATACTTATAAAAGACGCTAGCACAAAAGGAAGTGCTGCTATAGATTACTTGAATACTAACGATCACTTAAACATTAATCAAAATACTTTTTACTCAGCACAAGACAGAGCTGGTGTGTATGTTGGAACACAAGGAGATCTTTGTGTTTTATTATCAGGTCAATCTGCTCCTGTTACTACTGGAACAGCAACATCAACTGTAACTAATAAACTTAGTGATTCATCAAAAACTTTTGTTAATAAACCTAATAAAAGTGGAACTTACGTAGCTCCAAGAGACGTAGTTATTAATACTACAGATCAAACATCTGCTTTTGTAGCTTCTGTAGCAGACGGCGGAGATATATCTTTAGTTGATGTAAGTAATTCAGCTTCTAATATAATGGCTAGTGGTGAAACTTATGAAATATACAGAGCTATATTATTTCAAAATGTAGCTGCTGGATCTTTCTTACCAATACAAGTAGATAGAGTTTTTAAACTTGGTACAACTGCAGATGATATAATACTTTTATATTAAGTTATGGGTATAATAGGTAATAAAATATTTGTAACATACTGGCGTAATGTACGTAACCTTGTAGAAGAGGTTTTTAACTTACGAGCAGACAATACAGAAATAACAGCTGATAGTATTATATTTTCTGCTGATGATACAATAATGTAAAAAATTAAAATAAAAAATGGCTAAACAATCAATAAATATAGGCTCTTCCGCTAATGACGGCACCGGAACTCCTTTGAGAGATGCGTTTGATATATGCAACGACAACTTTACAGAAATATATGCTGTCAACGGTGGTTCAGCTGCTTTTCCTAGCTTAGGCTCTGCAGGGCAAATACTACAAGTAAATTCAGGCGGAAGTGCATTAGAGTTTGCAGCTGCTTCAGCTGGTATACCTGGTAAAGTTGAAGGAACTGATTTTACTAGCTCTTTGTTAGTAGGACATGAAACTACTGGAACTCTTAGTTCAGCTACTGGTAATACCGGTGTTGGTATTGCTGCTTTAGACGCTATTACAAGTGGTGATTATAATATAGCTTTAGGTTTTCAAGCTGGTACATCTATTACAACA